TTCGATTATATCGACTTCCATTGCTTTGTCGGCAATATTATATGAGGCTGCTTTCCTGATTTGATTAAATTCTACCATAATCCTATCAAGACCACCATTCTCATTTTTATTCCAGGCTTTCTTGAACATTTTGATCCTCTCACCATCAACAGGGGAAACAAAGTAATAGCTGTTACCCTCTTTAGTAAGAATTTCCATGTCTAAGAACATATCGAACAAACCCGAGTACGGATCCATTCCCTTGTCATACGGGATATGTACTTGTACGCTCTCAAATGGTTTTGCGTAACGTGATTTTACCACCTTACAACCTGCTCTAATGCCTTTGACTTGTGTGATCTTGTTGCCGTCCTCGTCAAGCTTCAATTTCATCTTTTTCATTGCCACAACAATTGAACTAGCAAACATAACTCCCATGCCGCCGCTGATTTTATCATCAGGATCGAACATATCTTGCGAAGCATACGTGTGGTTTGTAGCAACAAAGCCAATGTTCCACTGTGCTATCCTATTTACCGTTTGTCGCACCAAAGCAGTCAAAGACTTGGCTTTTCGACCCATATCACCCTTCATATCTGCTCGTTCAAACTGAGCTACGTCGGTTGGTGTGGAAAGCATACCCAACGAATCAACGACGAATAATACTTTTGGACGTTCCTCATGTTCTACGCTGCCATATTCGGTTTCGTAGTCTTTTATGAAGGCTGTTAGGATGCCAGCAACGTCATCGACCATTGAAACGCCGTATCGTTGTAGTTTTTCAGGACTCGTGTCCACGCCTATTGCTTTCAGCCACTCTTCGTCAAGTGCATTCTCTGAATCGAGGATGATTGGGAAGATTCCTTGTTCTTGTGCATTTCTTACAAGATTGCCTGCTGCAATATAGCTTTTTCCAGCACCTGACTCACCTGCAAAGCATGTAACCTTGCCTAATGGGATGCCGTTATGAAAATCGCCTGATATAAGGTAATTGAGGCAGTAATTGCCCGTGCTAACCCATGTATCTGGGTCATTAAAGCCCGCACTAATGCCTTTAATTGATTTTGTAATGCCTTTCCGAAATTTATCGGGATTGAATGGCTTTACCATTTTCTTATTCTCCAGTTAGAATAAAGGGGCGGAAAACCGCCCCAATATTATTAGTCGTTAGCGCGAGCGCGAATCTTTTCGAGAATAGCTTGAGCCGATGTGCTTGACGCCACTTCAGGCGCTGCCGCAGGTGTCTCAACTACTACAACTTCTTCAACCACTTCTACTGCAGGTTCTACTACAGCCGCCTTTTCAGCCAATGCTTTGTTAGCTGCAAGATCTGCGGTAACAGTAGCCTTCGGTGCTTTTGCTTCGGTTGTTTCTGTCTTCTTCTCAGTATCACCTTCCCACTCTAGACCCCAAGGGCGGTAGTACTTAGCCCATTGCTCTGGATCGTAAAGTTCGCCTGCTAGTGATGCTTCGAACATTTCAAAAATTGCGTTCAGACCTTCTGGAGATGGACGTTTTGGCATCCAGTCGTTAAGATCAAATAGTCCGTGCTTCTCAATTGCTTCCAATTGTTCAACAGACAATCCTGTTTCACGACGACTCCACTTAGATGTGCTGTAGTCGTTGTACGTGCCTTTCTTTGTGCGCGTAATGCGGAAGTCAATACCAGCAATGTAATCAACTGGATTAGCTTCCATATCAGGATCCAATAGTGAATCTTTAACAATGTTGAAGATTTGTGGTCCGAGATTGAACCTACGAATTGGATTTTCAGGTGCGTCTGATGCGTCTTCAGTAATTGGGTTGTCAATCACAAATCCCTGTAGTAGGAATGTGCGCTTCTTCCAGTACTGCCTTGCCAAGTCTTCTAAGGACTTGTCCTTGAACATTGCGCGTAGCTCTGTATGTACAGGGCAAGTGTCGCCCCACATCTCAACACAAGGAACCTTGAGTGTTACTTCCTTGCCTTCATCTCCACCCTTAACACCTGGAAATTTCAGGTTGATAAGCTGACGTTCACGCCAGAAAAATGGGTTGTCTTCATCTTCACCACCGTCAGGTAGGAAGCGAAGTGCTACTGATGAATTTTCGTCTATGTTCCAGAATGGATAAACGAGTGATTGACTGTAATTAGTCTTGTTGCCGCCCTTTGCGTCTTCGAGGGCTTTTAGTTTTTCTCTAATTTCTTGTAGAGTAGCCATAATGATTTTCTCCTTAATGTTTTAATTATTATATTAGCCAAAATGCGTACCATGTTTTGTACTCGCCATAAGTGCATTATTCTTATTTTGAGGCGAACGCATATTATGTTTTACATTATACACGCTCTACTGTTATCTGTCAACGTTTTATTAACAGACAACATTATTTATCTTTTCTTTAGGATAAAGCTGTAGTTTTAGACGTAGCCTTCTCCACCACATTTCTTACATTCAGCGTCGTCAAAGATGCTGTCTTTCGCTTTGCCGTTGCCACCACAATCTGGGCAATCATCCATGAAATCTTCAGGATCAACATTGCCACCATCTTCGGCACTTTCCGCAAGTCCGTTGCCACCACATTCTGAACATTTATCTAGCGCACCAGTAACATCCATATCTGGTTCATTGCCTGATCCACTACAATGCTTGCAATCGGTGTCAGGAATTTCGCCTTCCGAAAGACCTGCAAGTTTACGCATACGATCAGTCATCTCATACATTGCTGCAGGATCCTCTTCGTCTTTGTCGTGAATTCCGCCTGCTGGGTCCATCCATGCGCCACAAGTATCACAATATCCATCTCCTACTGTGCAATCGTGATCGTCGTCTTCAAACCTACCGCCAGCTTCATTTACTTGTTGCTGGTAGTTACAATGATCGCATTCTTTTGCAGGGCCCATCATTGTGTCGCCTGGCTGCATTGTGCCTTTGCGACAACGAATGCACTTCTCACCTTCGTCTTCACTTACGTCGCTAGGTGCGAGTCTTAAATCGTTCGGAGACATTAATTCAGAATTACCGTAATCATCTACCACTCTAACCTGATCGCCGTAAACACCAGTTACTTTTAGTGGCACACTATATTTGTTAGGCTCTTCCCAAGTAGTAACAACATAATCACCGACACCCCAGTTATCATTTGCGTCTTCTTCTAGGTCGTCAGTAAGAACATCACCGAGCATATCACCCTGGCCTCTTGCAACAGATCGTGCTAGTGCTAAGTCGCCTTTGTATGGTGCAAGCTCTTCATCGTCAGCAAATCGTGGCCCAAGCAATGCATTAGTTGAACGTTCAATGCCTTTGGTGCGCTTATTAACTCTGCTCATGTGGGTGTCTGCTAGTTCATCATCACCGTCTATCTCCGCCGCCATGCCTTGCTTTGCATAGTTCTGCATGTCCGCAGCAGATTTATTCATATAAGACAGGTATGTATTTCTGTCTAATTCAAAGATATCCTCATGCTCAAGCATTTTAATTTTTAGTGCAAAGCCTTCTACTACACTTTCAAATGTATTGCACTCACAAGGTTCACAGTCACATTCTTCGCAACATGTTTCCTCTTTAATCGTAGCGTTTTCTAGCACATTACGTACTACAGTTTTCTCAAATTCATTAATGTCTTGACCTTCGATCAATTTGCTTGCAATCTTACCAACAAAACGTTGTAGATCACCAGTTTCAACCATTCGATTTGCTACACGCTTGATCTTGTAACCAACCTGTTGTATTGGGCTGTCAAATTCCATAATGTCATCTTCAGCTAGCTCTTCCTTTTCGTGCATAAGGATGGTTTGCGTGCTTGCTTCGATTAGCGCATTGCGCCATGCTTGTTTTTCGTTCATTAGTTTTCTCACTAGTGGTAGAGTATCGCCAAGTTTCTCATCGAACTTCTTGACGGTGAACATATCTTGTAATTCAGTTGTATCATCTTCTTCAAGCACATCAACTTCTCGTGCAGCGATCTTTTCGCTTATTCGAGCATATGTCTTTGCGCCTGTCAAACCATGTAGCTCTTTACGTAGTACAGCCATGTTCTCTTTGACAGTTTTTACTACGTCTGTATTTGTTTCGTTCATTAGCTTGTTTGAACGTGCGTAACGTACAAACTCATTAAGCTTAAGGATGTTACCTACCGACTCAACAATATAAATGCCGAGTGTATCTTCAAAGCTGCCGCCCTCATACATGTGGCGGGCCATTGCTCTTGCGCCGATCAAGTTATTGTGTGGGAAACGCACACGCTCTCCGCCTTGCTCCAAGAAAATTGCTTGAATCTGACGACTACGTGAGCCGCGCATTTCTTCTGCTACTGGCTTACGGTGACGTACAATTAGTTTGACTGATTCTAGTGTTTGGTAGCTTGTCTTCTTACTGCCACTCATGCGTGATAGAGATGCTTCTCTGATATTTTCCATTGGTGATTCCCATTGTTTAAGTTCGTCGTTCCACACATCAGGCTTCCAGTTTGGGTCTATTGTTGTCATCAACTCGTCAGGAATATACTCATTCTCTGATGGTGCCCTGCGTGTTCGTAGTACGCCTTTGCCATATGCGCCACCTTTGCCGCGATTGTACTTGGTTATAAAGACTTGTGCTTTGTCCTCTTCCCCTTTACTGAATACAGCTAGTAGTTCATAGTCAGCAGGCCCCATTCGGTCGCCTGGTACTTTATCATAGGCATAAATTTTGCCACCCGCTGCTTCGTCAATGTTATCTTTGTATTTTTGTGCTTGATATGCGAAATCTTTAGGAGTGATTTCTTTGCCGAACACCTTGACTTGCGTATTGAGTAGGTTTTGCTTGGCTAGGTTCTTTAGTTGCTTCATTACACTCTCGATTTCCTCAAGGGTAACGTGACTATTTTTGTTGATTTTGATTTCGTCATTTTCTTCATCAAGTGTTACCATGAAGTTCGGCTTCTTAACGTAAAAGCGGCGGCCGTCAGACGGAACAGATGTGTCCATGCCATCAATAGTGAACATGGATAGGTTATATCCAAAGCCCTTAATGATTGCAAAGATTTTTTCTGCTACTTTATCGTAGTTTATCATAAACACTCCTATATTAGCAGTATTTATCTAAAAACAATTATAATAGCAACATTGGGAGAGGCTCTTCGTGATCCTCTTCAAACATGCCTGCCACAGTACTGTTTATGTGGCCTCCAAGCTGATCGTCCCATGTAGCAATATGCTGGGCCATGCGCACGTTGAGTAGCATGGACATAACTAGGTCATCAGACTCACCGATAGCAGCCTCATACGAGTTACCTTTAGCGATGAAGTACTTGAGTTCGTGAATGAGATTGCGACTGCGTATCTCTAGCTTTTCACCCTCAACCAATCCCTTGAATTTAGCACAAGCTTCAAGTTTAGTGCGGTGAGTTGTATTGTAGCCCTTACGTTTCTTAGGACCAAGATGGCGGTTTGGATCATGCATGAATACACCTGGGAATCTGTCTTCACCTGTGTCACGTATAACAACAAGGGCTGCTTCACCCATTGTGTTGTTCTCTACAGTCCAGTAAATGTCGGACTTAGGTGCGTGGTGCTGAATTTCAAGTAGGATACCGCGAAGAATTTTGACTTGCTCTTCAACAATACTGTGGTTGTGCTGCCACTCGCCAATTTGTCGCATCTCAGGTAGCTGCAATACTTGTATAGCAGCATTATCACCACCTGTACCCATGCTAGGATCTAATGCAATACAATAAGACTTGCCATCCCGAATTTTATCGTACCAACGTACTTGTCCTGACTTGCGCAACGGTATTATGCCGTTCTCACTGAGGTATGCAAGCTTCGCAGAGTTGATAAGTGTCTCTTGGAATGAAACGAACTTGCACTCATGCTCTCGTTGGAACTGATCGTCACTTGTCTTGGAGCGTTCTTGCCTAGCCCACTCTTCATCTCGTTCAGGATGCGCTTCCCAAGTAGCGTGGTAGCCACAAAAACCATTTGCGCCCTCACCATTTACACGTTCGTTGCCAAATTCATCAATCTTGTTCTGAGACTCAAACCAAATCTGTGCGAACTGGTCATCATCGACGTTAGGTGTAGAAGTAATAATACATTTACCACCTGTTGATAGTGTTGGTGAAATAGCAGTCCAGAATTCCCTTGCTACGTTCGGTGAAACGAATGCAAACTCATCCAAGTACACAAGTGATAGGGCAAGGCCACGACCTGTAGTTGGTGTTGTTGCTTGTGAGATGATTCGTGAACCATTGTCAAATGTTAGGCTTTGCTTATTGTACTCAGCAACGCCTGCACGAATATGATCGGGTAGTTCTTCGTAACAGAAACGAATACGTTGCATAATTTCCGTTGCACCGTCACGTTTATGTGCTGCTACTAGAATAGTAGAGTCAGGTCTGAACATTGCATACCAAAGTAAGTACCCTGCTGCTAGTGTGGTCTTGCCTAGCTGGCGACCAATCATAGCAATAGAGTATCTGTGTTCGTTGTATACTTGGCACAATTCTCGCTGGTAATCAAATGGCGTAAACTTCATCCTGCCTTTCACAGGATGCTGAATCATCATAAAGTTTTCCATAAAGTACATCGGACCCGTAGTAGGATCAGTACAACGCATAAGTTCGTCCGCCATTTCTGGCGTATACTTCACTTTAGCATGTGCTTTTTTGATTAACTCTAGGTCTAATTGTGCCATATAAGTATTTAGCAGGTAGAAACAGGGCCGAAGCCCCGTTTTTACTTGTTATCCTTGTTAGCTTAGGATTTGCGGAACCTGCGATACGAAAGTTTGTAGCCTTCGTAAATTGGCTCTTCTTTATCTACAGATGCCATCGGTGTGCGCATTGGGTTGTCGCCTTGCTTCGCGCCTGCTGGACCTAGCTCAACTGATGGACTGCTTGTTGCACCACCTGGGAAGAGGTCAGGGCCATCAATAAATGCGCGATCATCATAACCATTCTGTACGTCATCGAACATTTGGCCTGCAACCTGATAATCACGGCCTTTTTCAAATCCTTGTTGATTCAAAATAACGAGGACTTGATCGTTGCGTTCTGCAGGAACAAGTATTTCATCTTCGGGCCCAAAATCAAG